CTACAGACGCTGCTGCTGAATCTAAACCTGTTGCACTACCAATACCACCAGAAACGAAAGCGCCCTGAGAGTTTAACTCAGCGCCTGCTCCGCCTGATCCTGGATAGTTTTTTTCTAGGTCTTTATTTTGTTCCGACATTATTATTCACCTCCTAGTGATTTTACTTATTTAAATAGGTCGGTTGATTTGAGGAAACGACCGTCCCATAGGGATTTTTGAACTTTTAAAGGTTCAAACTGCACGATCTCGCCTAGATCGCCAGACTTGCGGAAAGCGGTGTCTTGTTCTACAAGATCTACTCGCTTACCAAACTCATTGAAAGAACCTTTAACATTGTTTACTTCTGCAGATACGGCCTTAACCTCACCTGATACATTGTCAAGAGACTTACTTAATGCGACAACTTGCTCATGAAGAGACTTAATAGTTGTTGCTAGATCACCAAAGGCATTTGTAAGAGAATTTTTGATTTCTACAACTGCCTCAACAATTGTGTCATCAGATTTTGCTACAACAGTTTGTGCTGCAACAACTTCTCCCTCTTCTGCTTTTACCTCAGAAGAATTTGCACTACCCTCTTCTGATTTAGCAAGAGCAAGTTCTTCAACTGCTGGTGCTAACTCAGCGACTACAGTGGCTTCAGTTGCTTCTGCAACTACCTCTGCTGGCTGTGCCTCTGGAGTGACCTCTACTGCTTTAACAATTGACTCACCCTCAGCAGGTAATGCTGGAATTGTCTGGTTTGTTTCTTCAGTCATAGGACTAACCTCCTTTGTAATCTTAATTGTCCTAATGCCTTTGGCACTATCAACTAAGAACTTTATCATTTCTGTATTATTTTTATCATCCTTTTCAACAAACCCAATGTTTTGCATTGGTTTTCCTGATGTAGGACTTGTTTCATTTTCAGATTCTGATATCATAACAATACCTGCTTCTGAATCCCAAAAAACATTTTCAATATCTGTTTTTGAAAGATACCCATCAATTACGTTAGTTCCATTAATTTTTTCAATAGAAACAATGTTTGCAAACTGATTTGCTGGACTGTCAACTAAAGACAATTCATATAGATCATATTCTTTAATTACTCTAATGCTTTTCTTTAAATCGTCATTGTACGCATCGTCCCAATTTTTAATATTACCGCCAATAGAAAAACCTTTATAGGTTCCATCTAATACTTTTTCCCAAGCATTTTGTGCACCTTTTGAAACATAGGCGGACACGTAGACTCCACTGTAAAATTTCTTTACTGATGGATCAAAGTATCTATCTTCTTTAAACGATACAATTTTACCAACAGCAGATGGCTGATGCATTTCACGTAGGTTACCTCTAAATTTTTTAAATGCTTCAACGCTAGACTCTGTGGTTACAATATCACCTTGTTTGTCAATATTGTCAAGGGTGGCAAAGCCAGAAACCATTCTACGCTCTACATCTATTTTTCCAATAGGCATTGATAGACGAACATTATCGCCACTAGTTTCCCAATGTGCTTTATTTATTAACATATCGTTATCCATTATACCAAACTATTTTACAATTATCTCATTTACTGAGATGATCTGCCTTCACCCTTTGGATTACGACCAGACACGGTAGTTTCTGAGTCTGAGTTGTTGTTTGTTCTTTCTGAATCTCTTTCTCTGTTCCCTGCTAAATCTGCTCTAGCATCAGTTGCCTGTCTTGGAGACATAATAAATGGAGTATCTCCATCTGATCTTTGTGGCAAATCTAACTTTTCACGAGCCTCATTTGGAGTCATAACCTGTGTTTTGACATAACGCTCAATGATTTGAGACTGAGCAATTTCATCTGTAAGGGTTAACTCATTAAACTTAAGTTCAAGAATATCTGTTTTTTCCTTGATTATTTTATTTACAACCTTTTCAATATGCTTTTGTGCTGGGCGTGATACCTGCTCTTTAAATGTACGATCTTGTGAAAGGGCAGCGGAAATGCCTGAATCAGAGCCACCAAGTTTAGAGATAGGAACTTGATGTGCAATAAGGATGTCGTCTCTATTTTGCTTGCGATATTCCTTAAAGGATCCTTCTTGAATACCATTCTCAATTGGCTCCATCTTAAACTCAACTTTATTATCTGCTGTATCGCCAGGAAGTGGGATGTACAAAGTTCTGTGGGACTGAGACTTTAAGCCAGTTTGCAAAAATCTAAACATCTTGTCTTCGCCATCTGAAGATAGTTTTGCGCCCTTAAGCGTCACAATATATCTTGGAACAGCCTTGTTTTCAAAGTAGTCAATGTTATATTGTGATGCAAGTTGATCGCCTATTAAAGAAGGCATTGCTGCAATAATATCAGGTACGCCATAGAATGTGTTTAATGGTGAGTATTCTTTGTAGTGAATAATTTCATTTGGGCGTGGGTCTGCAGTCATTGGGTTTTTATTCTTTGCCCCAAAGTTTCTAAAATAAACTACTGAGTTTCCAATAATCTGTACAAAGCCATCATGTAAGCGACGAACACGCATAGTTGTTGCAGGTATATGACCAAGATATCCAATATCTCCAGCCACAGTTCTTCCTACTTCAAGAAATCCATTACCAGTTGCTTGAACATCTGTGTAGAATTGCTCCATTGTTTTAGTAAATGAATCATCATCATTAAGGTTTTCTAACCAATCCCTTAACTCAAGTTTTGCCCTTTCAATACGATTACGTGCACGGCTAACGGCATCTGTATCTTCACTCATTTCAAACCTTAGCATTGTTCTATCTGCAATATCAAAACGGTAACCAAGACCAACAACGTTTTCTACTTTAGCATCAATGGCAGCATGATTAGCAAAAGAGGTATCATAAAAGTTAGCCAATTCATACATGTTGTATGGAGGGGTAATTACATCAAATAATCCGTAGCCATTTCTGTATACCGTGCCAGGATTGATTTGTTTAGATTCTGAACCTAAGCCTGATGGTATTGCATTGGCAGAATTAAGATATTGATCTGTTGCATAGGTAATTGCTTTTGTTACATTCCTTGATGTTTTTCTACGAAAGTTTTGATCTAAGCCCGTTAAATCTTTTAAAGAGTCCCAAGACTTGTTAAATGGATCTTGTAAGGTAAAAGGGTTTTCGTCCTTTTCTTGTGTGTTTAATGCAACACTTACATAATCATCACTCATGGCTACCATACTTATCATAGGTTTGTCGTGCTGCTACCCAAGCACCATGATCATTCATAGAGGGGATTAAACCACTTTTCATTCTGTCTAGTTGCTCAGAATGTTCACTTTCGCTAATTCTTGTAAGTCCAGGAACAAAAACAGCCTCACCTTGGCCATCATCTCCGTGATGTGTAGCAATTTTTTTTAATTCTGCAATTTTAGTTATATCTCCACGATCAGATGGTATGTTTAACACGTTACCCGAACCATCAGAAAACCAACTACCATTAGACTTTTTGTACACATACAAGCCCCAATTGTAATTTTTTTCTATTACTTTGCGTCGGACGTTGCTAACTTTCTTAAGAATCTCATTATCCATAACCATCAGTATAGCATATTATAGGGCTGAAGCAACACTGGTTGACCAAGTTACGTCCTGATATATTTGCATCTTGTCCGAGTCTACACTTAAACCACTTTCATCATCAAATATTATCTTATTGGTTCCTAGGTATGCTCGATAAATATCTGCTGGACTCACTCCGTATAAGTTTGATGATCCTATTACTAATGTTTGATACCAAGTTTTGTTGGTTTCCCAAAAGGACCAATTAAAGTTAATTGCATCTTCCGTTTTTACTCTAAGCCAAGGCCTTGTAACTGTTCCTTGAATTTGTTGTAGGTTGTTTGCTTGATAGTATGCCACATTATTAAACAATACGGGACCATTAATATTAATTGCCCCTAAAAATTCATCAAAAGTAAGTGCGGTAGGGAAAAATATTCCAAGAACTCCCCATTCTTTAGATGTAAGGATTGGTTCTCTAACCTCTAGACCATTCCAATAATATTGAAAATCATCAAGTATTTGGCCAGTTGAAAGACTTTTTGCAAAAACTCTTGCCCTTGCTCCAGTGTCACTATCTGCCACTATGTAAAATTTGAAGGTATCTTCTTTGTAAACAATCTCAAACAATTCTGTTGGAACTGGTGGAAACTCATCTTCTGAATACCTAAGCCACAGTTGTACTGCACTAACAAGATAGTCTGAAGACAATGCTTGATTTATTGGTAAAGAAATACCACGATTTTCTAAAGAAAGAATATCTCCACGAACTTGAATTCCAGAGTCTTTTGTTAAATAAAGGTATGGCGTACTGCCTTTATAAATAGTAAAAGGATTTTTAGATTTATAATCATAGTATATTCCTGAACGCTTGTAAGGAAATAGGTCAACTCCAAACCTCGTTCCAACAGGATTAAATGAGTTATCGTTAAATGCTTGAGAAGCAAGTTGAAGTCTATTTAATAGAATTGGCTTATTTAATATTCCACGTACATTAAACTCTAAGTGATAAACAATTGCTAGATCATTAAAATCTATGGTCTTACTTGGATAGACTATTGCATTATTTACAACCTCAAACTTTGTTGTTTCCCAATTTTCATATTCATCTATATCGATAATGGAGTCACGTAAAACTGGTTGAGTAATTGTAAAATCACTATCTAATAAATTAGCCCCATCTTCAATATATTGAAAAGTTAAATAACATCTGACTGGAAAGTCTGTGGTGTTATATTCATAAGTCTTTACAGCCTTTTCATTAACGTCTTCGTAATCATTCCAGCCAGTTAATAGTTGATTGTCAAACTGATAATACGTCTTTTGGGTTGGTTGAAAATAACTCTGATATAAATCATCATAGGTCCAAGATGATGTAGTTTCGTTTTCTATTAAGGAGGTTGGTGACGGAACACCTACGTTAAATTGTAAAAAATCTAAATCATAAAATTGATTGCCAACGTCATTAGTTACAAATTGAGCAAAATAAGAAAGTGGTAAATAGTCTTGCCAAGATCCTGAGACTCCTATATCTAAAAAGTAAGAATCATAATTTTCTATAGGCAACAGGGTATAACTTGATAAATGATTAAACAATGCAATGGCATTTTCTTCTTCTGTAATACCAGAAACAGACATGTCGTCAAAAACCGCTATACCTTCGGAATTAAAATAATCAGATATAAGGAGTGTGTTTTTTGTTGTAGCAAACCCAACAGAATACATTCTTCCTAAAAAGGTTTTACTTAAAGATCCATCTCCGCCTATATAAACCTTAAGTGAATTTCGACTACCAAAAAACGTAGAAACATTACCACCAAAATTTTCTATTAGTGACTCTATGTTAATACCTGCAGAAAATAGTTGGTGGGATTCAATAGTTTCAGATGTGTATATTACCTGATTAACATCGTTATAGTATAAGTTATATGTAATCACATTCTGACTTTGCTCAATTGAAAAATAATTATTGTTTAAAGAATTATAAATTTTAAATAAAGTTTGATTAGAGTTAAGGTTGTGATTACTAAACACACCGTAAAAAGAGTCTACCTTGGTGTTTAAAATATTAAAATTATTAAAGTTAAAGTAGCAAGTTTTTGTATTCCAAGAATTGTTAGGCCTAAATGTTATAAAGGTCTCATTGTCAATTGGTCCAGACACGCTACTTTGAATTGTTTTATTGTCTTGATATAGTTCTGTTAAAGTTTTATCTGATAAAAAGATTTCTGGAAGTCTGTATTCAGGGGTTCTTAAAACTTTTGTTGTTGTTGTTAAATTATCAAAAGACCCCTGTTGCCATTCAGCAAAATCAGGATAACTGTAGTTGGCTGTGTAATCAGCAAAAGAATAATCAATAAATGCAGATGTTCCTCCATAAGAAGAGTTAATCCCTTCTGGAGAAATAACTCCTTGTCCATAAACCCACCTTCTTTTTGCTACATTTATGGGAACCTGATAAGAATAAATAGCAACACAATCTATGTCGACTGGGGTAATGTCATCGTATGCATAAAATCCCAACCAGTCCTGACTTTTATTTGATTGATTTTTTTCTTCTGGTAATTCAAGATTGTCTGTCTCAATTGTTAAAGATATAACTTCTTCTCCGTTTAAAATTAAACTTGCAGCATTTCTAATTAATCTAATCTGAATAAGCATTGGTCTAAACCACTCTCCAACAAAGTGAGATGAAAAGTTTTTACCTATCACTAATGTTAAAAATCCATTATCAGCATAAAGACCATCTTCTGATGCTATTGGACCAAATATTCTTTTAGAGGTAGCGGAATCTGAATTTATTCTTGCCCAAAACTCTACCGTATAGTCTTTATATTGACCAAGTTTATTTAAAAATCCTTTTCCTGGAACAATTAAAGATGGCTCTCCGCTAGGATTTGCTCTAAGAGTTGTTATATTAGATGCTCCATAAACTAAAGGTATGCTTGTATTTTTTGCAAAAAGACTGTTATCTGAAACTATGTGATAGGCATTTTCTCCAGACACTCCGTAGGCTGGTGAGGGAATTACCTGATCTGAAGTTAATGCTATTCCTGTTGGCATTGTTATTGGAACAACCCCAAGTGATTGATAATTAAATTCTTCAGACCATTGACCAACACTGACTCCATTTATATAATACAAGTAGTCAGAGGATGTTGCTCCACCAGTTTCAGAGGTTATCTTTATTACAACTCTAAGTGTTGTATTTTCACTAACTATTTCTGAGGTTTGTGAAACAAATACCCAAGAGTCTGCTGTAAGATCTTCATAAGTTTTTAACTTTTGAACTATACTTGCTGTTGTTGTGTCTGTGTATTCAAACCCAATAGATATAGAGTTTATGTGTGGGCTATCAACGTATATGTGAGCACCTACACAAAACGTACCAAGATCTGTATTTAGGTCTGAAAAATTTACTAACTCTGGGCTGATGCAAACAATATCTGCAGTTGCTCCTGCGGGAACAGTTCCTAATAGTTTATTTACTTCTACTGTAGAAAATGGTGCGTTTACATCTGATGTTTCTAAAGAGGCGGTTGCCCCACTTACCGTCCAAAAATTTTGAATATCTTGATAATCTAAATCAAATAAACTTATATAGTCAACGGTTTGATCCAAAGCCCATAGCGCCAGAGGATGCTCTGAAAATATCTTTTCTGCATATAAATTAGACGGGTTGGCCATATTTCTCCTATCCTCTTATTATAGCAGGATGAAGACTAATATAATTTAATTTCGCAAGCGTCTGTTGAGCAGTACTTTTCAGATTCAGCATCAAGATTGTCTTTGCCATCATAAATAGCAGACCAATCAATTTTGCCAATTGTTCCAACATAAGCATTATATTCTTCTCTTGTTATTTGACTGTAAGGTTGTTGCGGGTATGTTTTATTACCCATTGGCAAAAACGAAACTGCCTTTAATTGACCTTCATACATATGAAGTGCTGGAGCAATATGTTTGGTCTCTGAATCTTTATCAAATGAAAGGGTAACAGAAACTCCATTGTCAGACCAATACTTTTGAGCGGTAGCAGCCAAACCAATCTTTTCAAAAAGACTTACATCTTTCTCAGATCTTGGATGTCCAGATGCTACTGGAAAATATACTACTGAAGTGTTTGCAGATACTAAGTCTGCTTCAATTTTATACCCTGCCGCTTTAAATAAATGAAGCATTGGATCTGTATTTCCAAACCTAATAGCACGAAGATAGAATGCTCCGCCAGGACCCCAATGAACTCCAGGAGTGGCACCAGAAAGTAAAGATACAGAGCCAGAAGGTTTGACGGTAGTTACACGAATTGATTCACGTACACATAACCACTCTGAATATGTATGATCGTATGAACGAATTTTTTTATACCCTTCGTCCATCCACTCACGAATTACTGGCATACCTTTTGTATCTGCAAATGATGCAATACCAGTTAAAGATGTTCCAATGCGACGATTACGTTGCATAATTCCATTTGTGGTTTGCCAGTGTGTTGGCATTAATGTAACAGTCTTGCCATATAGATATGCAAATTTTAATGTACGAAGAAAGTCTTCTCTGTCTTCATGACGATTTAAATGAACTTCTACGAGAGTGCATAGTTCATAACTTTCTAAAGGTTGTTCAGCGCAAGGATTGAATCCCATAACACGAGAATCTTTATAGTCTGCAGGATCTGCTAGTCTTCCATAATCTCTAGCAACGTCTAGCCAAATAAATCCTGGCTCACCATTATCTGCAATTAAATCAACATAATCTTTATACTTTGTTCCAACTTCTGCAGCAATAGAGTTGTTAGACATCCATGCCCATCCTGGATTTTTTGAATCAAATGAGTTTCTATCTGGAAAAACCTCTGCATTTTTTAAATTAATAAAATCTTTGTCTTCTGGTAGTCCTAAAGCCAAGGTAGCAGAACGACGAACATTTCCAGATACAACGCATGTACCAATAAGGTTAACAATATCTACTATCGCTCTAGAATCAAGTTTTTCTCCTGTTCTACCGCCGATAACTGCGTCTATCTTGTTATGTAGTGCAATAAGTGGTGCTGGACCGCTAGCAACCCCTCCAAAGCCTTTTATAGGGGCACCTAGAGGACGGATAAGGTCATAGTTAAACTTTTGTATAGCCTGATTAGGGCGTAGATATGAGTTTAAAAGCATTCTTACAGAGTCTACCCAGCCTTCACGAGTATCTGGAATTTCCCATACATTTTCTGGCTCTGTTGGGGCATAGATAGGCATTTCTTTATCTTGACCAATGGTGTCAAACCCTACACCTATACCTAGCATTAAAGCATCCATTACCCAAGCAAACAAGGCTCCTGGATCATTACGATCAATATCACGAGTAGAAACCATAGCACAATTTTGTAGGGATGCAGAGTTGCGCTTTTCCATAGTCATAGGGGTTCCAAATGCCCATAGACCACGACCTGGTGGAGTCCATTTTAAATTAAACATACGATCATAGGCTTCTTGAGCAGATTTCTGAGCCTTGTTATCATTCCAAGGTAGTCGATTATCTTTAGCGTGATTTTTTTGTACAGAGTACATTCCTTCAATTACCCGCTTACAAACCTCATGCCATCTTTCTTTTGTACCGTCTTCTTTCATACGAGAGTATGTACGTATAAAGGTGATTTCGCCTAATGAGTTAGAGCCTGCGTCTGTAAAACCAAAGGGTGCTGGCACTCCAACATACTTGTTTACGAATTCATCTGTTAAACGAAAAGAAAAGATATCTGACATTTATGTTCCAACTTTCTATTAATATTATAAGTACTTTGTAAAATCCAAAGTAGTGTTAAGTATATCATAGAATTAAAAAGAAAAACACGCTTGTTTAAGGCGTGTTAATCTCTAGTTTAGAGTTAGTGCTTTGTATTTTATAAAGTACTATGCACCAATCAACATTAGTTCACTAAATGCTGCACCTTGTGCTGGTGTTGACCAAGATAAAGTTGCAGAGCCATCTGTTGACAAAGTTTGCCCTGCTGAACCATCTGCTGCTGGAAGTGTCCAAATTTTGTTTGTTGTAACAGTTCCTGGAGACTTAAAACCAACATAGTGACTTGAGTCTGTATCTGCAAGTCTAAGTTCTTTAGTGGCAGAAAGAAATAAGTGTTCTGAAGATGTCCATGAGTCTGTAGCATCTACCCAGTTAAATGTCTTATCAGTAGTTCCCTTTAATGTTATACCACCACCATCTGCAGTTGCGTCTTGTGGTTCTGCAGTATCTCCAAGAACAATGTTCTTGTCTTCAACAACTAAATTAGTTGAGTTAATGTTTGTGGTTGTTCCGTTAACTGTTAAATTACCAGAAAGAGTTAGGTCTGTTCCAGATACCGCTCCAGTAAATGTTGCTCCTGATAGTGCTGCTACGTTTGCTGTTAAAGCAACTGTTCCTGTTTCGTCTGGGAAGGTGATTGTTCTGTCTGCGGTAGGATCTGTAAATTGAATAGTAGTTTCAAATTCATTTGCAGTAGCGCCTTCAACCACTATTGATCCATCTGAAAGTGTAAGTCCTGAAATCACTGGACTTGTTAAAGTTTTGCTTGTAAGTGTTTCGGTACCAGCAATTGTAGCAAAATCTGCATCTGACATTGCTGAGTTAAACTCTGTCTTTGTACCAGTTACAGTATTTGTTGATAATGAAATTGATTTGTTTGAAAGTGTAGTTGTTGATGATGCTGTTACTGAAATATCACTTGTAAGTGCTACAGTTCCAGTCGCATCTGGAAGAGTAATTGTTCTGTCAGCAGTTGGGTCTGTTACTTGAAGTGTAGTCTCATAAAAATCAGCGGTAGCACCTTCAAAAACAATGCTTGTACCAAATGCAGGGTTTACTGTTGAGTTAACATCAATAAAATAATCTAAGTCTGCCCAGTGATTTGTTCCATCACCAATTTTAAACTTATTAGTATCTGACTCCCACCCAAGTTCTCCAGCATTTAATACTGGGTTTGCAGATGTCCACTGTGAAGCGGTTCCTCTGCGCTGTTGCATTCTGGTTGCCATTTATGCTCCTTTGATATGTATATATTATAACAGATAATTAATTAAAATTATCGATAGCCGTTCCACCATCATATGTTGCTTCAAATGATGCTGTATTGTATAGTCCTGCACTTACAAGAACACCTGGTTCGTTATATGCTCCACCACTAATAAAAGTACTTACGATTAAACCACTTCCATCAATTGCTGTATCGTGAATGTGATCCTGAAGAACTTCTGCATCTTCAAGAGTAGCCATTGGATACCAAGTTCCATTGTAGTAAACATGAAGTCTTTCAGTTAATGTATCAAACCATAATCCACCATTACTTGGTGAAACTGGGGCTGTTGCTCCAGAGGGAATTGTTGGTGATCCTACTGCTGTATCTACATAAAGTTTTGTAGCAGCATGTGCATTTTGAGTAGGTGTGGCAACTGTAACAACATCTCCGAAAGTACCGCCTAGCGCTACGTTCAAACCATGTTTGACTTTAAAGTCTTTATTTACGGTTGCCACAATCTACCTCTTTCTAATTATGCTTCGATGTAAACTTTGTTTACCTTAACAACAGTATCTGATGATGCACCAGTTACCTGAAGTAGAACGTTTCCACTGTCATAAACAGCGTTTGTTGTTCCAAGTTCAGTATTGCTAAT